TGATAATGAAGAACATGATAATGAAGAACATGATAATGAAGAACATGATAATGAAGAACATGATAATGAAGAACATGATAATGAAGAACATGATAATGAAGAACATGATAATGAAGAGTCTAATGATGAAGAACATGATGATAACGAGAATGAAGTAGATAACTACACGTGCAAAAAATGCAAAAGAGTTCTATCAACACAATACAACTTGGAAAGACATATCAGAAATAATTCATGTAAAGTAGCAAATCATGAGTGTAAATATTGCAAAAAGAGATTTACAGACGAAACCAATATGTATAGACATATACGAAAAAGTTGTCCTGAAAAGAAGAACCAAGAAGATACAGAAAAAAATCTTCATGAACAATTAATTAAAATGCGGGAAAAAATGGATGATGATAGGAAAGAAATAGAAAAAATGAGAATTGAAATGGAAAAAATGAAAATTGAAGTGCGACAAAAAATGAGTAGCAATAGTAAAAATAATATAGTGAATAATGGAACTATTAATATTAAAAATGTAAATACTGTTCATAAAAAAGAGAAAATATCTAGGCAAAAGTAGTTCTAAGTACTATTCAAGATAAACCATAATCATTATTGATTATTACTAATCAATAAAGACGGCAATATAAAATTGTTATAAATTATTATAACAATTTTTACCAACGGTGTTACTAGAATCTTTCAATTGCAATTCTGTATTGTCGTACACAAAACAATTACAGATAATTACATGTCAAACATTAAAACTGGCAATATTTTTTGACACAATCCACTTTGCTTTATTGATAAAAAGAATAACTGTATACAATATATAATATATTTTTTATGTCAAAAATTGGACAGAAATTTTAATAAATCCTTCAGTCATAAATATACTAGAACTTTATTAAACTGTATTATTATCTCTCTCTCTCTATGAAATTCTCTCTTTTCCTCGTCAAATGAGAAAAGTATAACTATATAATATAACTATAATTATATCATATAAAAAGTAAACAATATTACAAATAATATATTATCAATAAATAAGTAATAATGTTAAGTAATTTAATCCTTTAATAATAAGTGTTAAATTAGTATATAATTATTCTTTTTTAAAAGATTTGATAAAAATAGTCTATGACTGGTCAAATGAAAATTTCGAATGGCAAGAAAGATTATTTCCAATTTTCATTTGACCAGTCATAAGCTATGAATTAGTTATATTTATACAAATTTAAATGTCATTTAAGGATATAGCAAATATTCCAGAATAAATGGAAGAACATAGATGTGAAAAATGTGGAAAAGTATTGTCATCACAATACAACTTGGAAAGACATATCAGAAATAATTCATGTAAAGTAGCAAATCATGAGTGCAAATATTGCAAAAAGAGATTTACAGATGAATCCAACATGTATAGACATATTAGAAAATCATGTTCTGAAAAGAAAAACCAAGAGGATACAAAGGAAAATATTTATAAAAAATTAATTGAAATGCAGGAAAAGATGGATGAAGATAGAAAAAAAATGGAAAAAATTGAGAATGATAGAAAGAAGGAACAATATGAAATTGAAAAATTAAAAAAAGAATATGAAGAACTGAAAAAAAAGATGGATACATTAAATAATAATACAGTAAATCAAAATATTAGTGGCAATAATGTAATTTGTGAAGCTTATAATGGTAATAAAGTTATTAATAATGGAACTATTAATATTCAAAATAATATAACTCTTGTCGCTCACAATAAAGAAGATATATCCAAAATTAAAGATGAAATGGAATCAATCCTCAAAGGAGGTTTTTATACCACTGTCAAACTAACTGAAGCTATTAATTTTAATCCTAAATATCCAGAATATCATAATGTATATATTTCGAATATGAAAGATAAGTATGCAATGGTTTATGATGGAAAAGAATGGACACTTGTGACAAAAGAAGAACTAATTGATCAACTATATGACAACAAAAAAAACTATATTGAATGTAATCTTGAAAATCTTATTAACTCACACAAACTAAAACAATCACAGATTAATGCTCTCAAACGATGGATTGATACAGATGATGATACACCAAAAATCAAAGATGTCAAAGAGAAAATTAAACTATTACTCTATAATAAAAGAAATATTCCATTAAATACAAAAAATTCTATATCGACTACTTCCAATAATGCAATCAGTGATATTGATATTAAAGTCACTAAGAAGAAGACTAAAATATTAAAAAATAATTAAACATATAAACATTTATATATTTAATAATTTTCACTTTCTTATTTTTTCTAATAATATTTGTTTGTTTAACCTTTCGATCTCTAATTTCTGATTTAATGATTCTGTCTCATATTTTAGTTTCTCTTCAAGATGTGCATATCTCTCTTCAATTAGTTTTGTTTTTGCATTCATTATTTCTATCTCTGATTGATGTTTCAATTTCAGATTGTCTATTTGAATCATTAAATCTCTAACACATCCTGCATATTTATTACCAACCATGCCAAAATATTTTGTTATTTGTTTCTTATGTTTTGGATCTATTGCAATTAGTTCTTTAAACTTATCAAAATTAATCTTCATCTCGTTTGTTGTAAAATAACTCTTCAAATCTGTTTCTGCCTGTGCCAAATATTTTGGATCTATATACATATGTTGCATTAATTCGAGTGATACACTTTTAATTTTTCCATATGTTTTTTCGTGTTCCTTCGTTCTTCTTGCCAAATCTTCTGTGAATCCATATTTAATTATAATATGATCATCAGGTATTTCCTTTGGGATATTCATTGATTTCCTCAATGATTTCACTTTACCAAGTGAAAATTGATACAAACAAGGAACTGATGTAATGCTTGTTGATAATACCTGTTTGAGAGATTTGGTTGGTATACCTATCAAATTTGATGCTAATTCTTGTTTTTCATCTTCATCGCCCATTTGAACTGTAAATAACGTTTTTGTAGCCCAATCTGCAAATTTATCACTACTTTCATTTCTGTCGTCAAATACTTGTTTCAATTTTTTATTATTATCAATATTTATTATATTACTCTCTTTATTCTTTATTCCAATTAAGTTGTTCATCCTTCCAATATCTATTTTTCTTATTATATTATTACTTTCTATTATTTCATTGGCCTTTGCAATATCAATATTTTCTTTATGATTTTTCAAGAAGGATTTATATTTATCTATATATTTTTTATCAAATAATTCGCCGCTTATGTTATAATTCTTAAAATGATTATGAATTTCTTTTTCAATCGAAATAGGATTTTCGAAATATCCAAAAAATAAATCGATATCATCACCATAATAAACTGTATATCTTGCTCTAAGTAATTCAGGGTGGTTAGACCAATAACCAATTTTAACAGTATTAATATAGGGCGATGTAACAACATAAATCATGCCAATATTTGATTCATTTGATTTTACTGATACAATATGATTACAGTCGTAATCAGGTAGGACTTTTTTAACCCAATTAACAATTAACATGACATTTTTGTGTCCATTTTTTGGTGTGTAAGCAGACAAAACACATTGTACTCCTTTCAATGTTAAATAAATTCGAATTCCAATTTTTTTGCCAATATGACTCACAATAAAAGATTTGTAGTGATCACCATAAATAAAACTTTCATTATTATACCAAAACATTCTAATATTGCCTATATCAAATGCTTTTGCAATATCTTCTGCCAAAAAGTAAATCCCATCATGAGATCGTTCACCTCTTGTTTCAATCTCATAAGTTTTTCCTTCATCGTCTTTAAATTTTTCATTATCGTCTAACTCTAATATATTTGGCGCTTCTTCATATTCCTTCTTATCGTTCTCTTCCTTATCGTTCTCTTCCTTATCTTCTTCTTTGATCTCGTCATTTTTGACTTGTTTCTTCTCTATTTTGACCTTCTTCTTCGGTTTCAATAAGTTATCATCTGTCCATGATTTCGATATATATAATGCCACCTTATTGGGTATCTTTTGGTCTTTATCGTATATCGTCCACTCTTCTTTCTTCTCATGGTATGTCGCATATATATATTCATCAACTGGAACATTCTTTCTTTCTATTATGTCTCTTGGTGATTTGGAATATCCATAAAATAATGTTGGATATTCCTTTTTGATATCCTTCACACTATAATATTCTTTATCATTAATTGTGGATTGTTCTAATTTGATTTCTTTAGCAGGCATTTTATTTTTTTAGTTCTGTTTTATCGATAGTTATTATTAATTATTATTTATTTAACTTATTTTATTTAGAAAAAAATGATAAGTCATCTAATCATAAATATTTAATTATTTGTCTCCAATGATAAGACCAAAAATGATGAGACCAAAAATGATAAGTTATTCATAATTAATTGTCTAACCATAAATATTTAATTATTTGTCTCCAATGATAAGACCAAAAATAATAAGTTATTCATGATTAGTTGTCTAACCATAAACCAAAAAATGATAAGTCATCTAATCATAAATAGTTAATAATTTGGTTCAAATGACATAAACCAAATGATCAAGAAAACCAAATATATTATAAATTGCTATTTTTCATTATGATATAGTTCTTAATCATAAATATATCCAGAAATAAAAGGTATTACTGCAAAATCAATAATATCTTTTGGCAAATTATCTTCTAGTGACACACTGATCATTGTGCAATATCAACATCAAATTTATCCTGATTTTCCATAATGTATTTCACTACTTCTTTACGATTTTTCAGACATGCGTATGCAAATGAATCATTAATATTGCGTTTTTTGGTCTCTGTTATTTTTAAGACCTGCAATATCACCTTCTTGAATACAAATCCATATGTGTTTATGTTCGTTGTTGTCTTCTTGAAAAAAAGAGTACATATCTTTGTGTTCGTTATGACAAATAACGATTATGTTTATAATATATTACAAATCGTGATAAGACAATATTGATATTTCAAATATCAATTTTTATAGAAAATATACTAGACATACAGATCTTTGACATAATTATGTCTAATTATTAAATAAATAAATCAATTCACAAAGAATAGTTTTTTTAATTAAATTTCATCCTTTTCGTTTTCTGCAATTTTATCGTAATCACATTTTCTAAATACTTCAATACCTCCACTACTACCTTTAAATTTTGAAAATACATTACCAAATTCAATTCCATTGATTGTGTTTGGCAAATTAGCTCCATCATTATAACAAAACAAAAATGCTACATTTTCATCATAATAAATAGTATATGTCTTTTCTTTTTCTATTTTCAAATTGTCGAATTGTGAATCTATTTTATCAATGGTTGATTTTATGTATTTCATTTCATAATCATAATCATAGTTATTTTTCCATTTTTTTGAAATATATATATTTGATCGCCAATAGTATTTTATTTCTGTTTTGGTTGTGTAATCTTTTTTGCCGGTTAGTCCAAAAAAATTCACAAGTTCTTTTGGATCAACTCTATATCCACTTGTCTTACTCTGGAAAAAATGATGTTCAATTATTTGATGAAATAGTAAATCTCCAATATGTATGCATTTTTTCGTCTCTCTATTTATAAATATCCAATCATGTGATCCATATTCATATCCATGATATCTTTTATCATATGGTGATTGAAAGGGACATATCTCAGCACCACCCCATGATATCCTTATAACAGTGTATTTTTGGAAAATTGTTGTGCTTGGACTATTTCGACAACACCATCCTCTGCCACCAATTTTTAATGTATTTGCTAATTTTGTTTCCCAATCCTCCAATTTGTATTTATTAAGATGCAAATTATGTGCAAATCGTAATTTGATCTTTCTGAAAAAGTCCTTCAATTGTTGAAATGTAATACCTAGTTTTTCAAGTGTCTTTTCATCTTCTGCAATTATTTTTTTAATATCGTCATTTTTATCAATATGTTTTTGTGATTTGCATTGTTCTTCTATTCTTTTCCATTCATTATCATCTAACTTGTCATTAGGAATATTGCAATTTATTTCTTTATTTGTCGATTCTGTATTTGCCATACTATTTATTGCACCAATAATGTATTATGTAGTGTATTTCTAGATTTAGATTAATACAAATAATTAGATTAATACAAATAAATAATATTTCATCTTTTTACAAAAACAAAAATTGATTTCTTAATGATCTGGATATTTCTTATCAGAATGTTTGGACAATTCAAATTAATTGTGTAAATGTCATCCACAACTATTGCTATTAAATATGAAAGTTTATTTATCAATATGTAATAGTGGCAAATCATAACAAAAAATAAACCTTATGATATATATAGTTATATGAATACTTTGAAAGCTGTTGTGATTGGTGATGGTGCTGTTGGCAAGACTTCAATGTTGTTGTCTTATTCAACTAATTCATTTCCACATGATTATGTTCCTACTGTTTTTGATAATTACGCTGTAAATATTTTGGTTAATGGTAATGTTTATAATTTGTCATTATGGGATACTGCCGGTCAAGAAGATTATGACAGAATTAGACCATTAAGTTATCCGCAAACTGATGTATTTATTGTATGTTATTCTATCATTAGTCATGCAAGTTTCAAAAATGTTAAAAATAAATGGCTACCTGAATTAAATCAATATGCTCCATACATTCCAAAAATATTAACTGGTCTCAAAAATGATATGAGAAATGAAACTAATAATAGTTCAATTGTAGATGTATCTGAAGCTGAAAATTTTGCCAAAGAAAATGATTTTTCAGGTCATTATTTATGTTCTGCTCTTACACAAGATGGTTTGAAAGCATTGTTTGATGATGCTATCAACATATCCATTAATAAACAAAAGAAAGATAAAAAAGTGTCTGGTGGTTGTTGTGTTGTTATGTAAATATCCAGAAAAAGATTGAAATCTTAATTATATTGCCGACCATTAACTAATAACCATATTTATATCAATAATCCATCCTATTTTTATGATGACCTTAAATCAGACTTACTTTGCCAAAATTTCTACCAAGACCTATGATAGTCTTGAATTTACTGGTTACCTCTCCAAAGGAACTGGCAATACTATGGTCTTGTTTGGCAATGATAGTACTCCAATTTTGGCTATCCATTTTGCACCTCAAAACACTGAAAAAGATGAATCTGCAAAATGTGCAATTGCTGAAAGAAAGACAGATCAAGAAGGTCAACAATTATTCCAAGGCCTGATCAATAAGGATAATGAGTCAATTATGTTGGTTCTGACAAATTTGACTGATGATTTTTTGCGAGTGGAAATTTCCCCATATAATAACAAAGACAAGAAACATGGCAAAAATCTTGTCAACAAAATCAATGCTCTTAGACCATTTGAGACTATTGAAGTGAAGAGTGACAATAACAATAATGATAAGACTCTCATTCTTTCCGCAATTAAAAAGAGTGATGGACAAAATCTCACCGTCAAGGATGATGAGAAACATGAAGAACAACAAGGGACATATTTTTCCTTAATGGCATTTCCACCAAAGACCAATCGAAAGGTTTGTGATCTATTCGAGAACACTTATTGGAGGACTACTAACAAGATTGTCACAAAGACTGAGACCAAAACACCAAATTTCCATGAAGAAGATATTTTTTCATCTCCTACTTACAGAGGCTTTACCAACAATAAAAATAATTCTGTGTATGATGATTATCTTCTATTTGAAGATGCACCTGTTTATAGAGGCTTCCATACATCCCCTCATGTTACTGAAACTCCAATTATTGACAATGACACAATCTTGAATTCGTCATCAGCCAAAATCATTCATGGCGACAAGATTGATGTCCAAGTCCAACAACAGAACATTGATTTCCAAGAAACAGGATCAATTTCGTGTGTGATTGGTCTGTCTGTCCAAGAAGCATTGAAATTTTCAGATGGCCAAACAATTAAATCATTGGAAGAAGAAATCCAAAATGACATTGATGTCATGATCAACAACCAAAAAGCAAATCATATTATTGGATCCGATAATATGAAGAATACTAAGAAATTTGTTTCGGCAATGTGTTCTATTTGTTTGGATGGAACACCTGACACCACCTTCTATAACTGTGGCCATTGTGTAACACATCAGAAATGTAGTGAGAAGTTGACTACATGTCCAATCTGCAGATCCTATATTAATGCCAGACTTACTGAAATTAACACTAACTCAAGCTCCTCGACATCCTCAAGTAAGTGAATATGTTGATTTTTGGATATTCATCAATCCTCTCTGAATAAAATAAATATGTGATTTATGTTTTTTTGTTTATACAATATCATTTTTATCTATTGTTGGTTTAATTTCATTATTATCTATAATACTATTAGTGAATAGTCTTTCATTTTTCAGAATATCAGCATGCAATCCTCTTTTGCAAAGAGTATATTCAAAATAAATCAGTGGTGTTATTAATTTATTGTCTTTAATAACATATGTATTATTATTATGTGGACTATATATTTCTGAAACATATCTCTTGATGTATTCTTCATTTGGCTTGACATTGCATATGAAGACATTATATCTGTCCAACATAAATGAAGTTCTAGAATGTGCATAAAGATGAGGCTCGTAACCATGAGCACTAGAATATGAATGCATTAGATCGAAATAATTAAATATGGATGATTTGCCAATACATTTCAATCTGTCTTGAATTTGTGAATGATTTTCATATAATGTTGGATAATACAATTGGAGACCTGATGATACTTTATTAATTATATTTTCATTAACAATAAGATTATTGACATAAAGATCAATTGGCTCTTTACAATGCAATCTATCAATAAATCTTTGCAATAATTTACATACATACTTGTTATAATATATGCCATTTGAGTATGATTTAGTATTCCATATGATTCTAGACATGATAGATAATAAATAATATATGTTGGTTTGTTTACATTGTTTATTGTCTATTATGGCAAAAAATGAAATGCCATAATAGTTGATGTATCATATCAAAAGAAGTGAATAAATTCATTGTTCATTTAAAATGATTCTTCCTAAGTGCCACTCTATTTAAGAGTGTTAAGAGAATTACATTCTGTAATATATTTTTATTTATCTGATCACAAATAAACAAAAAAATATCAATCATAACTCACACTATAGTCATATGAATATTTGAAGATGTTGCCGGAGTCATCTTGAAGTGTGAGAATGTCGGTTGATTTGTCATAGTCAACAAATTTGAGACTGCAAATTCCGGACCATTCTTGATCTTGATTAGAGTGATCATCAATTGTTTTCTGGATTTGAATTGAATTGACTGATGACTTGTTATTACTTGTTAACATGATGTAACATGCCTCTTGTTCCTTAGGAACACCACATTTCTTTTCAGAACGATTGAAAGAGACACATTGGCAATTTGAATGGTTTTTGCAAATGGCCATAATTTGTGAAGCAGACATGAATTATTGATTTTGATTATTGATTCAGAATCTGTGTTTGATTAAATGGATAAATAATGATAATAATAGAGAAAATAATTTTCAACTTTTTTATTACAAAAATATATTACAAAAGATAAACAAAACATAAAAAACATTATTACAATATCACAACACCATAACATCACAATATCACATAAAACATTTAGTCAATTCCTTCAAACTCCTCACCATCATTATTGTTAATGACTTCGTCAGCAGGAGCGGGGACGAAGATATGATCAACTTGAGGATCTGCTTGATCACGCGAGCTCTGTCTTCTGTACTCTCTAGACAGTGCTCTTTGGTTACCCATATCTTCCTTTCTTTCTTCTTTAACGATTTCATCAAGACGTTTCTTTGCACTGGAACTCAATAGACCGTCTGATTCTCTAGCCTTTTGAGAATTGGGACGCTTAGAACTGTCAAAGATTGAGGGAGTTGGTCTGGGAATTTCTTCTGTCTTAACTGAAAAGTCAGCACGGCAATATGGACACTGTAAACGCTCATGATAAGCATTTTTACCCTTGGTGGCAAAATCTCTGAGCCAGATTAATCCAATTGGCTTTTTGCAACAACCCATAGTGACAGTTGGGTACGGGAGTTTAATATCTTCCAATTCAGACATAGGACAGACTATATCAAAGCTGACAGGAATATTTTGGCCAAAAAGTCTGTAGCCTGCTTTTTCGATCTTTTGAAGACGGAGACCTGCAAGCTTGGGGAGGAGCTTGATAGGATCAGAGAGGATTTTTGCCTTGTCTTCAAAAGTTCTGGCATAGGACAGACTACTATTGATATGGAATTCGAAACCGGTCTTTGCATAATGGTCTCTGATGTTTTCAAGAACTGTCAAGAAATTGAACTTGGGAGTTGTGATACCAAACTCTGACATTTGGAGAGAATTGACATCAAAATCGGTACTGACATGTGTGACACCTTCTTCAAAGGGGGTCTTGTGTGACACAATATCAACCGAGAGCTCTGACAGAATTTTTCCATCTTGTTTCTGTTGGAGAAGGAACTTCCATGAACATGACATAATTTCCTTTTTACAGACACGTCCTTCAGAATTCTTGAAAAAAGACTCTAATGAATCAGCATGGTTTGTAATTTCAACAATGTACCAGTTGTCATGTAGAGGAATGTAACCATTCATATTGATTGTTTCCTTCAAAACTTCCATCTTGTTGAGAATCTTGACAAGTTTCTCTTTTCTGAGTGGAAAACGGGAAAGAAGAATATCTAGATCACCAGAGACAAAGTCAGGGAGGGTAAATGAACCGTCTTTATTGTGCGAGAAGAGGATCTCAAACATTTTGCGTGTGAACGATCCATAAAGCTGAGGTTGTGTGATGCGGAATAAATCCTTCAGGTAAGCAAGCAACTTCATTCCAATATTGAATTTCTCTTTAAAAAGAGCAATAGCCTTACCTAAGTCCTGAACAGTTCCAGAACCCTTTTTAGGTAGTTGTTGAGGTTTTGAAATGTATTGCTTTTCCTCTTTAATTGATGAGATGTCTTTGCCAAAAAGTTTGGCCATCTCATCAAGAAGGGCAAATGCCTTTTTCGGGTCGGTTTTTTGAAGAGCAGAAAACTGAGATAGAATAGAATCGGTAGATGACATTTTCAAAGCAAAAAGCAATGAATGGATTAATAGATTTTTGGACTAAAACAGCAAATCAGACAATAAATAATTTCAATTTTTTATAAATAAATCATTTAGTGTTCTTATCGATTAATAATGGGTGTTTTCCAAACCTAATAGTTTGTATAGTTACTTTAATAATTTATTGATTTGCCAAAAAATGCAAAATGAATAATCATCCATCCTTTACCAAAATAATTTGGATATACAACTTATATTAAACTATCTCTTCTCAAGAATGTCTTCTATTGTAATTGATCCAATTTATTTAGGTTCGGCAACGGCAAATATCATATACAATTTCAGCAATATTAGCTCATTTTACTCTGATAATTCAACAGGTGCTATTGATGTTGCGATAAATGGACCAATATATAATAATATTAATTTTCAAATTGTAAATGATCTGTCTTCAGTCCAATATCCAGTATCATATGTGGCAAAATTTGCACTTCCTAATATTGTATCTTATTTAGAAACACAACAATCAGTCAAACCATACTTAAAAATGGTATTTAATCAAAAGATTCTGTCACAAACCATTTTGCAGAGTGGTAAAGGGATCCAAAAATTCTTCATATATTTAACAAATACATCGGATAATGTTGATATTAGTATTAATCCAATTGTATCAAATGCTACAACAACTGTTAATTTTGTAGGTATTGATACTACATCCAGTATAGGAGAAAAAATATATGAACTTGATGTGACGTATTCTAACATAACTGGACAAATAGATCAAAATGATATTGAAATATTGTTTAATATTCCTCAAAATAGCACATCGGCAAATTTTAGAGTGGTACGTGTTTCAGGGACAATTGTATCCCAATCTGCATTGTGTTTACATCCTAACACATTAGTCAAAACAAAACGTGGTAATATTAAAGTATCTGATTTATTAACTGATGACATTGTTTATGATGAAAAAGAAACTCCTATTACTGTCAGATTTGTTGGAACAAATGATACTACAAATAAGTTTGTTAAATTTTCCAAAGGGTCTTTAGGGAATAACATACCTCATAATGATCTCTATCTAACACCGGGTCACATGATTATGGTCAATGGTCAAATCAAAGAAGCATCATCATTTGTGAATGGCAAAGATATTGTTGAAACTGATACTGAAAAATCCCAAGTGTTGTCTCTGATGTCTGATGACATGTCCAATGACAATTCTCAATTTCATAAAGTGTGTTCAATCATAACTGACAATATTGAATATGTATCGTGTGAAGGTGTATATTGTGCTACTAAAGACAAATCTGAAATAAATAAAATATTAAATGGTTATTCAAATGAATATGGTTGTTAAATTGATCTATTACCAAACAAATACAAAAAATTATTATTAGAAACAATATTTTACTTTTATTTAATAATATTAAATATTATTAAATAATGCAATTGCCATTCTTTATAATAATATTGTTTGCATCATTGTTTGAATATATAGGTGATTCGAATTTGAAATTTTATGCCAGATCAAATGATTTGACAAATCTATCATATGGTATTGTTGGTTATGTTACATATTGACATATGCAATCCTCTTTTTCAAAGAGTGTAGCTGTTGTATTAACTATCATATATGTTCTTAAATTTTCAAATGTGATATATATGAACATTTATTGGGATGCAACATCGATCATTTTAGAGACAGTTTTAGCATATATATTACTTGGTGAAGTTTTAGCATATATATTACTTGGTGAAGTTTTAGACAATAAGTATCAATTTGTTGGATTGATCATGATTATTGTTGGTATTGTATTGTTAAATCAAGGAAAAATACCTGTTTAAAAAATTGAAAATTAAAATTATCTGAATACATAACCATAATTAAGTAAAGTATCAACAATATCAATTGACTCAACGTCAAAACAAATCCACAAACAAATCCACAAACAAATGTCAAATCCTATTCCTGTCTATACATATCCTCCTCAATCATATCCAATGATTCCGCAATATGTTTATATTGCGCCACCTAATACTGTGTCTGTGTATACAGGTGAGACTATTCCTGTCGGAACACCACTAACAATTGGAATGCAAGATCCAACAAAAAGTAGTGTGAAACTACATGGAATTGTGAAAGTAGAAGACACATACTATCTCCATAGACCTAAAGGCAAAAAATAATTTATTTATTTCTTGATATATATTTTATTTATTTCTCGATATATACTATCAAAACATAATAATGCATAATAATGTTTATTGTCTAATACATAGAACATCGATTGATAATATGAAAAAAATTATTAAGTATGGACAACTTATTCCAAATAGAAAAGACAATAAACAACTAAAAATGAAAGTAAATTATTTGTCTGTTATTATGAAGAAGAATATCAAACATACTACAGATTTATTAGATGATCCAAATGTAAAATACATGAACAATAGCATTATATTTTTGTTTAGTCCAAGTTTGATGAAAGATCAGAACTATTATATTAATGTTCCTGCATTATTTGGTTTAGTTACAAATCATACATATATATCACCACAACTTAAACAAAATATTAAAGATGGAGAATACAAAGATTTTGTTGAAGATCAGAAAGAACTAGGTAATAAAATGAAAATCCCTGTTTCATTAGAATCAAAAATAACCAAAAAGCAAATAACTAAAATACTTGAAACACATCCAAAAATATGGAATGAATTATGTGTGATTCATGCAATTGATATCAAAAAATATCTTTTGGCAATCATGATATCGAAAGACATATACAATAAACATACTAAATTATTTGACAAAATAAAGAAATCATACAAAGTTATTGTTTTATAGAAAAAGTAGAATAGATTGGATAATGATCTGAATATTCATAAATATGAAAATCATTTTTTTGCCATATTTCTGAGATGTGACAAAATTAAACCTGGTATTCCAACAATCAAAAAAGGATAAAGCCCTGAATAAAGTATATATTTTGGCTGATCTGTCATAATTGCATAAATGATTCCATTAATCATAATAATAAAATGAATGATCGAAAATAATGGCAATCTATTATTTTCATCCAACAATTCTTTAACATATTTATTGTCGATCATATCATTCAAATATTTTGTGATTTTATGGCTAATAGTTATTGATGATTGCTTTTTAACATTATTGTTTTTGTCAATATATATTGGTTTGTATTCAGGTGAAACAAAATTACGTTTAATAATGTTGTGAATCACATTCAATCTATTTAGTGCAAGAGCTGTAGGTTTATGAATGATTCTTCTAAACATTTTTGAATTGAATGTATTGCAAATTGTGGATGTATTGTTATAATATTAACAATATATCGATATAGACTATTTGTGGTTCAATTTTTCTATTAGAATAACTATATATGAAAAAATTGAAAAAAGTGACTGACTATTAGTTCCATTAGAAAAGGTATATATTAAACCGTTTAGCTTTTTTTGCCAAACAAAATGTCCAAACTTGATTCAAAAACTAAGGCCTTCCAAGATAAATGCCATAAACGAATGGAACAAATTAAGGAGAAGCAACTCCCGCAACAACCTGCAAGTGCCTACAATCTTCAACGAAATAAAGAGCATATTCAGGTTATGAATCTGAATAAAGATAAGCCCTTTCTTTCCCACTTATCTTCTTTGATGAAGAAGGGAGTTTTTGTGTTTTTTGGTGTGCCAAGTGAGCAGACTAAAGCTCACATCGAACTCATCGGCACTTCAGGTGTTGTGGTAGTTCGAACAAGTTCATCTCAAGGAAGAGAGATGAAACTCTATATCCACTTTTCGTCTTCCACAATGATTCACATGCTGGAATGCACTGTGCATATTGACAGTGCCACAGGGACTTACTTTTTTAAGTGCACTGTTCTCGATAGTACACTTGAAAAAAACAAGCTCTTTGTACCAAAGAAAGAGGATGATGGATTCTACGCTCTTGATGAGTTGATTGATGCAATCAGACAGACTTGTCAACCTCATTCCCCCTCTGCCTCTACGAAAGAAGAAAAGAAGACTTCTTCATCTGTTACATCTTCTTCATCTGTTACATCTTCTTCATCTGTTACAACTTCTTCATCTGTCTCTTCTACCTCTTCTCTTTCTGTTTCCACCTCTAAGTCTGCGCCACGCGCATCTTCAACTTCTGGTGCCACAACTTCCACTCCCAGAATTGCTTCGGCTCCATTGCTCCCCCCGAAGACAACCTCTTCAAAGACAAGTCCTGCTAAGTCCGAGTCCAAGAACTATGATCAATTATACTCTTTGTCTCCTGAAGCCTTTAAAACCGCAATCATGGCTCTGCCATATGAGGAACGGTATAACAAGTTTGCCGATGACGTACATCAGAGAATTTTGGCAGGATTCTTCAAAGACGAGATGGAGCAATATTGGAACATTGCCCATTTTGCTATTGGTCGTGATTGGTCATGCGATCATGGATTTGGTGGCCCTATGACAAGATGTGTCGGCAAACAGGATGATGATGAGGATGATGAGTTTGACTTGACTGTTCCAATTAAGAGGGCCATGCCTTCTGCCAAAGAAGAGAATAAAACTGTGTCATCAACTTCATCAATCTCTTTGTCTCAATTGCCGGATACCTCAAAATTCAATCGAAAGTATGACTATTTATACCGTTTGAATACCACTGAGTTCAAATCCCGTGTCAAGGCTCTTACTTGGCAGGAACTTGATGGAGAACATGGAGAGTTTGCTAATGACGTCCACAAAAGACAAATTTGTGGGTTCTTTACATCAAGAGATATGGCTCCATATTGGAGAATTGCCTTTGACGTGATCGGATGTGAATGGAACAGCAGATGCGGATTTACTGGACCGTTGACGATAACAATTGGTCAGTCAAAATGACAGATAACAAAAATATGTGATTGATCTTTGTCTTGCAATGCCTATCTTCTGTATATATATTTTTTCTATTTTTGTATTTTACTTTGTAATATAAAGCCCGGCTAGTTTCTATTTTGGAATTTGTTAATGGTTCCATTTATTACAATACCTTTATCTATTTCTATTGCATTTCTTAATGTGGCATTATCATTGATCTTGTCATCTATTACATAAGGTATGTAGTTGATTATTTTCTGACTTATCTTCTGACTTATTGTATTGTAATATACACTTGGTGAATGATCTACACCATAAAAATCCACATTGTCATTTATCTTAATTATCGGTTCGTCAAATGTTGTACATACTGCAAAATCAAATCCCATACCAGGATCACAACTGATATCAATAATAAACATTTTTTTATTTATTTCCTTTAACTCATCTTCCTTTAAAAATATTTTCGGTTTGAGTGGATCTTGCAATATGCAATTAACCACAATATCATATTCTTCCAGTGTATTAAACCGCTCATCATCATTCACATATTTGACATATTTGATATTGTTCTTTCTATCCTTTACTTCAGATGGATCTCTTTGTGTAAATACATCTATATTGGTCATACCTAAAGAAATAAATGCATCAATAGCCCCTTTACCAACACAACCATAACTTAAGATGGCTATTTTAGGTTGACTGGTTGATAGATATCCTGTCAGACCTTTCAATTGTAGGGCATGCATAATACTAGCATAACCGGCAATCAATCTGTTATCTTCTAATATATAGATACCATTTTCGAACATTTGTTCAATAGATATCGCGGTTATTTTTTTCTCAATAATTAAATCTACATTTTGTTTATTTTGGACTAAATGATGCCATCCCCAACATATCTTATTAGATGAAATTAATTTATAATCATCATAAGTGTATTTCAAAACTAAAACAATATCACATTCTTCATATATCTTATTTTTTGGCAAGATATTAACATACTTTTTGAGATCATTATCAGAATATCCGAAATTATTGCCATATCCTTCATCAATATATATGTATTGTCTGTATTTATTGTCTATTTTACAAAAATCACTGGGATGTATAGGCAATCTTTTTTCATTTTCCTTAAAACTATTGCCAATTATTCCCAATTTTTTCATTAGTGTACGTTATACTTTTTGAGAAGATTAAAGTAATTTGAATGGTGGATGTGCCAATTTATAAAAAGTTGGAAAACTGTCTGATTATAAGTTCCATTAAAAAGATATCACTCTAATCATCGTCTGCCATTTGCGTTTCTACAATCAAAACAGCTCTATATATTACAGCATTTCATACAAATAATAGAAGGATATTGAACACTCTCAAATTATTGCTAAAAAGAAAAAATATTAAGATTGATAAATATGATAAAAAAAGATACACACCATTAATGATTGCATCAGGTCATAGTAAAACAAATAGCACATATGAAACTGTCGATTTGTTAATGTAATATGATGCAGATCCAAAAATTAAGAATAAAAAGAATGAATCACCAATCCAAAAAGCAAAAGATAAAAAAATATCATAACACTCTTGACACAATAACAAAGATGATTAGTAATAATATGAAAATAATATAGATGAGAATTATATTATTTTGGTCATTAACATGATGACTATCATATTTGTAATAACAATGGATCATTTGTTTATCAAAACTCATTCTAAATGACAATCCAAAATGATCCATAAGAGATATATGACAATTAATTTTTTTGATATTGCCATTGGAATGGTTATTATTTATTTGGCCATTAGATACATAACACAAACAAAGGAGAGTCAATAATACGAATATATGATATTTGCACATTTTTCTAATGTGCAGGTTTAATGAATATTATTACATATGAATACATATATATATTTGATATTCAATTTTTATTATGAAAAATTGATTTGCATTAATAATGAATAATACATATATTTAATAGAACAAGTTAATGAACATAGAACATAGATAATGACAACCAAAAAGACTATTACAATTCTTATTATTGGAGAGGTCAATGTTGGTAAGTCAACATTAATTAATTGTATTTATGCTGATGTATTGGCAGATGCAAAACCTGTTCGAACAACAATGGGAATAAATATTTATGATGAAAATGTGAAGAATGATACAGACATAATCAAGAAAGTAGAATCGATCGAGAAAGATATAGACAATTCAGAATCTGATTCCAAAACGAAACATAAATATGAGACAATCAAAGAAGTAATACATAAAATAAAACCTTCAACCAATTTAGGAACAGAATTAAGAAAGAAGAAATATAATTTAAGAATCATTGATACTCCTGGTTTTAATGATTCATATTTTGATGAATTAATTTATAAATGGTTAGACGAAAAAATTCATACTATTGATATTGTATTTCTTGTGGCAAATATTCATACAGGTGGTATAGCCAATAAATGTAATCAAGATATTGTCAAAAAACTATTCAAATACAAAAATAATAAAAAGATAGATAATTTCTTTGTGATTCTCAATAAATGCGACAACACAAATGATGATGAACATGTCAAGACAAAACAGTTAGTCTTATCAACACTCCAAAAAATAGCCAAAACTAATAAAACAACATTTAATCCAGAAATGTGTTTGATGATGTCAGCACAGAAAGCATATTTATATAGATACATTATCCAAAAACATTCATTTGATGGATTGACAGAAAAAGAGAAAGAATTACTAATTAGAAATGAATTAGGAGCGAGAGCAATCAGATATAGAGAAGAAACACAATTGGCTAAACTATGTTCAGGAATCAATAATGGAGACACATTATACAAGATGTATTTTGGAGAGTTGTTACATTCATTTACTAAATTTATTGTGGATAGATCTGATATTATTTACAAGAACAAATCTAATAATAAGAACATCAAACAGAATAAGATTGTGAAGAAATTACAAAATGACACTCCATATGAAAGGATTGTCAATTTGATTAATGAATTCTATTTAATCGATAATGTTGGTGATGATAGAGAATTACTAAAAGAAAAATTAAAAGACATTAGAAATATGGAGAACTTAATTGTGAAAATGAGAAGAGAATATGAGAATGAAGATATTTCTGATTGTGATACAGAAATATCTGAAGTAAATGATCATAACGAATCTGATTGTATTGAAGAGGAAGAGGAAGAAGTAGAGGAAAAAGAAGAAAAGGAAGATATCAAAGTTACAAAATACAAAAAAACAAAAATTCCCAAAGCAGTGAGAGATATTTTATGGAAGAATTATTTTGGAGACAATATGAAAGGAAAGTGTTATTGTTGTAAACAAGAAATAAGTTATCAAGATTTCCATTGTGCACATGTTATACCAGAAAGCAAAGGTGGAAAGACAAATATTGACAATTTGAGAGCAACATGTAAGACATGTAATTTGAGTTGTGGATCAAAGAATCTAGATGAATTTTCCAAACAATTCAAGAAATAAATGTTTTTATTAAATACAATCACCATTTTTTAGATTTAGATTTACTTTTAGACTTTTTAGATTTAGATTTTGACTTGGCTTTCTTCTTTTTAGCACCACCTGTTTGTGCTGGTGTTGCTGTTTGCGATGTTGCTGTTTGTGATGATGAAGAATTGGAATGTTGAGAAACAATCTTTTCTAATTTACCAAGATTGATGAGAATATTATCAAGATCTTGTTTTTTATCAGAACTAGTTACTCCTGTTAATCTGTCATTAACACATTTTTTGAGATCGGCTATGTTGTGCATATAACATTTAATTCTATCTACATTGGAAGAAGTGCACAATAGTACCCAACCTAATTTTTCAACAACATGTTCAAACCATTTGTTCAAACCATGGAAAGTTGTTACACATTTAGAATCATCAGTATTGCCAGAAGACATAATTGACTATATCATATAATAATAATATTTTTTATATAGACGAGATAAATCTGATATTTGATCTCTCACTCCATGTATCACTTTTAGTATAGGACATTTAATATAATGGAAAATACGATTAGCACAATTCACAATAATCAATCTAATAATAATGGTCAGATCGAATTAACTGAATTTGCAAGAAATATCAATGGAATAGTTCATTCGAATCAATCTACCAATAACACAGTTATTGAAAGAAATGATCATCAAATTAATCAAATAATAGATACCAAATCTGAAACAAAAACTGCAATAAGTACTGATTCAAAGAGAATAGAAGACGTAAAGCAAGAAATCGAACCAAAATACAAAAAATACATGCATAATTACAAACCGTATGATATATATTATGGTTTAGGCATTGAAAATGAAATTTATCTTATGACAGATAAGAGAACAAGGAGAACAGGTAAATGGATTGTAAACAATAAGAAAAGAGAGAGATATAGTGTTGATTATTGGGCCGATTTTTTGAAGAATGATGTAGAAATTGCCCTCAAGATGATAGATCAAAATAAAACATATTTAGTTCCAATATTTATAAATTCACATACATTTACAAAGTGTGACAAGACAAATCAACATAAGACATTATTTACAAAGACAAGACAAATCAACCCGAATTTTAATGGGAAGACGATTCATGAAACAATGATAGATAAATCGGAATATTATAGAGATAACTATGACAAAGAATTCTTATTCGATGGCGATACATTTGAATTTGCCACATTGGATTTTTACAAAACAACAGTCGATAAATGTATAGATGAATTAACAACCAATAAAACTAAATTTATATCTGAGGTAAACAGAGTGTTTAAAGAAGAAGGTATATTAAAGGAATATTTTGGAAAAGAACTAAGATATTCTACTAATTATGGTATTGTTAATTTTTTGACAAATATGAATAGCATAGCAATATGTAATAATTCTACATATCATATTAATATAACATTGCCAACACAATTAGATGGAAATGGGAATATCAGTGATATGGAATTATTTAAGAAAGAACATAGTAATGCAATAAGAGCAATACAATGGATAGAACCATTATTGATTGCATGTTATGGATCACCAGATATATTTTCAATAGGGGACAATAAATTTGCAAAGGGATCATTAAGACTTGCATTAAGTAGATATATTAGTGCAGGGACATATGATACCAATGAAATGAAAGAGGGAAAGTTATTGAATAATTTTGAATATGATCCGTTAATTAATTCAGAACAAAATATGTCAGAAAGACATATTTACAATAATGCACATCTGAGAGATCATTGGTATAAAAAATATAACAAAGAATCTGGATATGTAAAGAAAAATATGATAGGATATGATATCAATTACAGCAAACATCACAATCATGGGATTGAATTAAGGATATTTGACTTTTTCCCAGAGAAATATTTGAAGGATGTAATCAATAGTATATTACTAGTTTGCCAGAAATCATTAATGGTGAGCATACCAAATCCAATTGATTATGAATCTTATGAGGATCAATTATTAAATTCAATTAAGAATGGGTCAGATGCTACTATTAATATAGAATATGTAGAATTATTAGAATTAGTGTTTGGATGTATGAATCTAGATTTAGAATATACTGTATTTGGTGATGTGAATGATGATGAAAAAAATAATAAGAATAAATTATCAGAAGTAGCAGAACTATTTCAAAGTTTGGTAGATCAATTATATTATTCATTGAAAGATTATGATTTTTTGAGACAAATATCACCTAATATGCCAAAACCTATAATATTTGATTATAATTCATATATGAATACTTTAAATAGAAACTTTGTCAAAAAAGGTGCATATTGAATTACTTTTAATTTTTGTTATTTTATGAAATGGCAAAATCAATATTGTAGACAAACAAACATCAATTGCAATAAACAACAGGATATAACCAAATTTTTCGAATGTTCAACATAAAATAATAAACATATTACTTTTTGCTATTTATCAGAAAATATACATTGAGGCATATCACGTAATTTATACATCAGTTTTACTCGATGTGAATTCGGAAAAAACATTACGCCATTAACAAAAAGTTCAAAAGAAAGATTTTCTGTCAGTTTTTTATTGTTTAATATTTTTTCTTTTTTGTATTTTTCATAAAAAGTGTTTCCTGTCACATCAAAATATAGCTTGACAAATTTTGTACCTTTATGATCACGGTCACGGATCAATGAAATAATTTCCGGTACACTATCACCAGAAAAGTTATCAATCCAATCATTGATAATTTTATTTTCTATCCATTTCACCATTTTTATTAATTTATTATCTATGATAGATAATTGTATTTTGTTTACATCATTAAGTTTGAACACTCCAATAGTGTTTAAGTTTAATTTTGTGAATTCACATTTGATGTATCCTTTCATATTGTCTTTGAGTATGAAATAATCTGTTTTACATAGTTCACAACCATTTTTGAATCCATGTTTCCAGATTGAAAAATCATTCAAATCGATTATTTTTGGTCCATAATTATGGACTTTGATATCATTCGATTCAACTCTATTTTTTTCGTCTGATTTTTCTTCTGACATTGATTTACTTTTTCTGAATTAATTTCAATTCAGATATATATTGATTTTTGTGAATTTAATATAGACAAACTATATTAAAATTCAATTTTTTGTAATATTAGACAGAAATATTAGACAGAAATATTAGACAGAATTATTAGACAGAATTATGTACAGAAATATTAGACAGAATTATTAGACAGAATTATGTACAGAAATATTAGACAGAATTATTAGACAGAATTATGTACAGAAATA